GTACTCACCCAGATAGATCCCTGTTGTCCGGTCCTCTTGATACCAAGACGCCTTCTTGTTGAAGCGCCATGCACCGCCGTCATAGTCCTGCGTGGTGTCGTAAACTGTGGCGTCCACGATGGCCTCTGAGAAAGCAAAGGTCAGGCCCGCAAGGTCTTGCCATGTGACTGCGCTGGCCGCATTGGCGGCTTCTGCTGCGGCTGTGGTGGCGTGGCCTTCGGCTTGGTCTTTGTATGTGAGCGTGGTGTCACGGTACGTCAGGGCTGTGTCACGTGCGCCTTCTGCGTCTGCAACACTGGCGTCGAGAGTGGCCTTTCGTACATTCACTGTACTTGTAAGATTATCTACAGAGGTAACGAGATTGGCGACTTCGGTTTCAACAGTCATGAGGTCTGTCCTTTATGCGTATGCGTGTTCACTGATGAAACGCTCTTGTGAATTAGTGAAAGCCGTAGCCATCTGAAGTAGGGGTTCTTGGATGCCAGCCAGAGCAACCTCTGCTGCTGCTTGTGCCGTCTCTGCGTTGGTCTCCGCTGTTTGGGCATTAGTTTCTGAAGTTGCTGCATTGGTTTCGCTAAGAGCAGAAGCCGTCTCACTAGCAGAGGCATTACTTTCACTCAGCGCCGCAGCAGCCTCACTGGCAGCAGCATTATTCTCAGAAACAAGTGCAGCAGCAGCAGAAGCAGAGGCATTAGTTTCAGATGTTGCTGAATTGGTTTCGCTGTTAGCAGCAGCAGCCTCACTGGCAGCAGCATTATTCTCGGAGACAAGTGCAGCAGCAGCAGAGGCAGTGGCGTCTTCGCCAGAGATGAGAATGTTATCTACATATGTCTTAGTTGTAGCGTCTGTACCTGCCACAGGTGTACCTAGAGTAGTAATCCTAGATCCGTCCATCACAAGGATACCGCTCATGGTACCACCAGAAAGGTTTAGCTTGAGAGCATCTGCAGTATCTACATAGCTTTTTGTGGCAGCATCTTGAACAAGTGTTGGATTACCTAGTCCTGTGATCTTGCTTGTCCCCATAGCGATAGCACCACTCATGGTGCCACCAGCAAGTGGGAGTTTAGTCGCTAGGTTGTTGGTGACTGTAGTAGCAAAGTTGGGATCGTCCCCAAGGGCCGCAGCAAGCTCATTCAGAGTGTCTAGGGCTGCAGGAGCCACGTCCACAAGAGCCGAGATACCTGAATCCACATAGCTTTTAGTGGCAGCATCTGTGGGGTTTATTGGTGCGGAAAGCCCTGTCACGGTTGCAGAGGTACCAGAGGACATGTCCAAAGTACCTGTGATATTAACGATGTTAAAGTCGGACGTTCCTGAAGAGGATACGTTACCTGTTAGGTCACCTGATACGTTACCCGTAACATTGCCCGTAACATTGCCCAGCAAGTCACCAGTAACATCGCCTACAAAACCTGTGAGGGCAGTTACGGTTGTACCCCGTACAGTAGACGCTACAAAGACACCAATGGGGGTTTCATCAATATTACCGCCATCAATATTAACTGCAGTGGCATTAAGTGTACCAAAAGTAGCAGCCCCAGTTACACCTAGAGTACCTGTAATTGTAGAGGAACCCCCAACAATCAGATCCCTTCCCAGTATAGCATCACGGGAGATAAAAAGATCACGGAAGCGAAGGCTGTCCGTACCTAAGTCTGTAGAAGCTGTAAGCCGGGGATACATATGATCGCCGACACCCTGCACAAACAAGTACGCCCATGTAGCACTACCGGGAGTGCCATCCAGACAAATGTAGGTACGAAGACCTGATGTGTTTACCCATATAGATCCGGGACCATAGCCTGATGCACTATCATTGGATACTGTAGGGTCTGTAGTTGCTGTGGGGTTATTGCGTGTCCCTGTGCCACCATTTACCGCTGGTAGGTATCCAGAAATAGCGGTAGCAAGATTGATCTTCGGACCATTACCAGATGTACCATCATGAGAGTGGCCTGTGGTCCCATTAAACGCACTCTCCAACTGATTGAATTCAGCATTAATTGGGGGAGCGGTAATGTCTAGACCATTAAGAATCTCTGCTACAGATTGACGTGTATAACCTGCCATTGCTTATCTCCCTGACATACCAAATTCGAGAACAATACCCTGAATACTATGCGGTGCGAAATCGCCCACAGTTACAAGGTTAACTCTCGTAGAATATCCTGAACCCTGCAAATCTACAGTCAGAACAGGTTTGTTGGGTGTACCGTAAGAAACGGCGTCACTTCCATACGTTGAACTTCCATCACCCCATGAAATAGGACGGCCTGAAGATTCAGAAGAGTAAGATACTGGACGCGCCGTGTTAGGGTCTCCCCAATCATAGTCTAGAGAGAGGCGCATTTCGAATTCACCCTCTGACCGCACAAAAAGATTAGCTTTGTGCATTACCTTCTTCATTTCTGTATCACCGAAGTCTAGATATGGCGTACTGTAGATACTGATCATATCTGCACCATTTAAGGTGTTGCCAATCTCTTGGCGGTATACCATGCCATCGTAATCCCCATGCAGTATGTACTCTTGAGTGCCTATATACTCTGAGCTTGCACAACTGGCCCGGATACCCCGCAGGTTACCAAACTCCCATGTAACAGAGCCATCACCCGCAGTAAGTCCGCCTATGATACCGTTAGAGTTAACTGCAGGTACTGTATCGTCTCCTACAAAGTACCGGAACTGGCTCTTTGCTCGGATCACTACACCATTGAGAAGATCTAGATCATTATTCTTGATCATATCAACAATGCGGCCCCTGATATCTCTTGATATCGTTTCTAGCTCCACATCACCAATACGGCTTGTACCCGCCACAGGGCGAATACCGTCAGGTGCTAGGAAGATAAGATCACCACCAATTTCAAGAACAGAATCTCTAGCAATACACCCTACGTTGGATGTAACCTGCTCAAGAACGAAGGCTGCAGAAGCGTCTACACCAATCTTCTTAATGGAGTTAGATCCAAATACGAAAAGATCATCCCGGAAAGGCTTGATCTGGACTATAGGAAACCCGACAGTTAGCTGGCCTGCCCCAGATGCCGCTGTCCAATCTGTAGGATCTGATGGTGCGGAATGGGCCACTACAGATTTGAAAGTAGGGTCACAGGAAAGGAATAGGTGGTTCTCAAAGTTCTCTACTACTGTCGGGGCCTCAATGGCCTGATCCCCTGCGCCAGCAACAGTAATCTCTGTCCATGTGGTATTATCAAATACTACTGCTGGGTTAACCCCGTCCACGAATACAACAATATCACCCGCACCGAAATCAAACTGCGCATGTCGCAACTTGGAGGCTGTATATGTTCCGTCTGTGTATGCGCGGGAAGGAGCGCCTACCAACTTAGACCAGCCTACTCCGGGGGTGTGCTTCCAGAAGCTATAGGTGTTAACACCTGAATCTTTGCGGGCAGCAATGACGTAGGGGAAACCGCTATTGCGATACATCACTACGCCTAAGATGTGACCTTCAGAAACACCGGAGCCTACTTCAGCGTAATCCGTGTCATAATACTCATACCCCTCAATACGACGATACCCGCCATAAAGGCCGGGTTCATAATTCACAAGTCGGGTAGCTGCACCGGGGGAGTTCTCAGCCAGATCCAAATGGTTCTCATTCGAATTCAAGCCTCCCCGGCATATTAGCTTATATGGTTTTATGCGATCTGGCATTAACCAAATCTCCCAGACATCGTTCTGCCTGTGTATCCACCGAAGTTAACTCTCCGGTCTGTGACACTATCGTAGTGGTTAATGTACAGAGACTGTAGATCTTTCACACCTTCGGTAAATACCTGAAGGGTCCGTGCTGCAGATTCCGCATTATCTTTGAACATGTACATGTAGTACAAAGCACCGTCGATAATAGTGGTATCAAAGGCAGAAGGTACTCTGCTCTCATCTGTGGCCGCATCCAGTACTGTGTAGTTCAGGAAGTAGCGGAAACGAATGGTGTACGCTTTATCTGGGGAAGGAGTAATACCATAACCCGTACCGTGGGAGGGGAAAACCATCGAAGGGGTGGAAAGACCCTCTGTGGCTGCTGTAAGATCTGCTTCTCTGTAATTCCGGTACCACTCATCCCGGTTAATATAACGCAGTCTCTGTGTACCTGCGCCAATCTCGGAATGCGCTACAATATGGAAGCTATCCCAATCAGCAACCTTAAAACCCGAAGGCCATGCGTACTCTGAGGTACCGGGGACAACTACCTCAGTATGCTCACTTGCATTAAAGGGCCACTCAAACTCCATTTGATTAATCTTGGAGATAGAAGATTTAACAGCGTCCTTAGCAAGAGATTGAATGCCGCGAGTATTTGGAAAATCCGCAGACGCAATTTCAACTTCGTTTAGGCGACGAAGAAGGCCGTTGGTAAGTTCCAAAAATGTTGTAGGCATTGCGATCCCCGCTAACGACAAAAGGGGGCTGACGAATTACCGCCAACCCCCAGATAGTGTGGCCTATTAGGCTACGTTGTAGATGCCTGTCAGGAGACCTTCTGGGCGCAGGATCTTGCGACCATACAACTGCATACCACGGACGATATCCGCAAAGGTATCAGGGCTGCGGAAGGACTCTGTTTTTGCAATCTGCTGTGCGGTAGAAACTGCACCGTCATGACCTGCAACCAGAACACCAAAGTTTGTTTCCGAACCAGCCGAAGCTGTAGTACCAGCACCTGTACCAATGAATGGCAGGTTGTTGGACTTGTACACCCGGAAACCACGAATGGTCTTTGGCAACATGCCGTTACGGATTTCAGTACCACCACCGAAGTCTGCATCAACCAACTTGCTGTCTTCATCCATCAGAAGCTCAACAAAGATTGGATCAACAACAATCCAGCGACCCTCAGTGTCTACGTTCTTCTGGTCAAGGATACGACCGAAGCGGTTCAACAGAGCCAGAGGGGAAGTGATTGCACCAGCACCACCACCAGCAGCCAAAGGAACAGAAGTTACTTCAGCCTCAACACCCAAGTCAGCACCACCAAAGTCGGTGATATCCAGCTTGTGTGCAGCCAGCAGTTCGTCAGCATCTGCAGCAGCGTCTGCTTTAGTGCCGTTAGCCGCTGTACGACGAATCCAGTTACCGCCGCTCAGTTCCCAACCAGCGAGGTAGCCAAGAACTTCACTGTCGAATTTGTCACGCAGTTTGTAACCAGCTTTATCTGTCGCCAGATCCATGAAGTTTACGTGGCTGTGTGCCTCTTCGATGTCGTCCATTGCAAACTGGAAGTAGTTCGCTTGGTCAACGACCATGGTGAAGTCAGCGTCTGCCAGATCCTGTGTCGCGTTAGCGGTGCCACGGGCATAGGTGTTGATTGTGATATCGGGTTCTTTGATGATACGTACTGAATCACCGTAGTTTGCGATCTCACCTGTGTAATCGGTGTTTGTGATATCTTCTACAACAGAAGATTTGCGGAAAGCCTTTTGGACTTTGCGAGAATAGATAACTGGGGAGAAGTTACCGTTAGGCAGGTTTGTATAACCGCCTGCTACTGGAAATGCCATGATATAGATTCCTTCTATGTGAAATGGCGAAGGCTGTTAAGCCGGGACAGATCACAGAAGAGACGTATAAAGTGGCAGTGGCTTATTCGGGTGCGCGTGAGCGGGCCGAGGCTACTGGTAGACCTACCGTTTTATTCTTCTGATGGGGGTTTAGGGGAAACATGAAGGTAGGCAGTGCGGCTTCATGTTTCTAAGATAAGTAACGGGCCTGTTGCGCTTGCTTCAGAGGCGTGGCCCGTCTTATAGTTATATTATAACAACACTAGGGGTAATATTGCAACCCCTATTAATGTATTTTATTTACCGTGCTGCTCCGGTAATGTCATAATTGAACTTTCCTGTCTGCATAGATTCAAGAATAGCAGCTTCATTCTTGTCGTATTCAGCGTCAGACATTCGCTGTACCATACTCTCAGAGAAGGTGGATTTACCTTTTCCGGTAGGGGACGCACTAGATG